GAACGTCGCATAATTCCGGGTGAAGTCGAGCCCAAGCTCTTTAATCAGGTTGGCGCTCACGGCCTGAAAACTCCCCGTCACCTCGACCGGCTCCAAGAACCCGGGAACGTCGACGCCCGCCGCGTTGGTGGCCATCATGTCGAAGCGCAGCCATTGCACACGCTGCGCGCCTATGAGGCCCATAGCCATATTCAGAAGATTGGAGCCGGGAATGGTCATGCGCTTTCCACTTTCCCCGTGACCGATTGGAACATTTGGCCAGTCTCAATGAGTGGCTTGCCGTGACCCTTGCGCGCGACCGTGATCGGCGATAGGGCCGGGCTGGATACCTCTTGAATCTTTTGGGCGACGTCGCCCGCCGCCTGCAAGGCCACAAGCTCCAAGACCTGCGCCGGGGCCATCTCGCCCATAAGCGCGGCCTTTGCGCCTTGCCCTAGCTGGTCGATCCATTCTTGCCCGTGGTCGGCGACCGCCGGGCGCATGAACGGGCGCGCGGGAATGCGGCTTGTGCCAAACTCGTGGATTGTGGCGACATAGGCCACGGGGGTTCCTTCCGGGTACGTGGCGTTTTCAAACCACCCGGTTTTCCCCTCCAGCCCCTCGAGTCCTCTAAGGGCCGTCATCAACGTGGCCACGCCCGGGCCGCTGCGGGAAAAGGCCATTAGAAAATCCCCCCGGCCTTGCGGAACGCGCGGCGCTCGCTGGAGCCGCCGATATAGAGGCCACCCGCCGACGCGCGTTGCAAGAGCGCCCAAAGCTGGAGGCCGTAGGGCGTCGTGGCTAGCCAGTATTTCCAGCCGTTGGACGCCGGGGGCGGCATGTTGGAGACCGTGACCTTGTCCACAGTGGCGGAAACCATGACCCCAATCGTCGGCGTCGTGCCGCCCGCCGCCAGCATGACATTGATCTGGCAAAGGTGCGCGGTCATCAGGTTGAGCGCCAGTTGCAGCGTGTCGCCGCTCAAGAGGCACCCATCATATTTGCCGAGATAGACCGTCGCGGCGGTCCACTGCGCAGATAGGTATGCGTCCGGGAACGTCACGGGGTTGGCAAAGGCCGGATAGAGCAGGCGGAAAGCTGCGACGTCAAAAGTATGCTCGGCCATGTGTCGCCCTCAAATGAATACGGCCCGCATGATAGCGGGCCGCGTCGGGGGTGGCAAGGGTTAGCCGTCGCCGTAGCCGGAGCCGTCGCCGTAGCCGGAGCCGTCGCCGTAGCCGTCGCCGTCGCCGATCTCATGCTGTTCAAGGCCCTTGACCGCGCTCACGACTGCACCGCGTCTTCCACGGCGTCGATGCTTGCCGCTGCCTTGTCAGATGCCGGGATAATTTCGAGAGCGTCGAGAACGGTCATGGTTGCGACAGCCGGTGCAAACTTGTTGTTCGAACCGGAAACGCCATGGACCGCTACAGCGGAAAGGCTGATGCTCTCGGTCGCTTTCCACGACCAGAGGCGGCGGGCGTCCTTGATCTCAACCATGCGGCCAGACTGCGCGGTGACTTCACCGAAGAACACGCCGGAAGCATAAGTGCGGACAATGCAGCGCTTGCCAATATGAGCGGTGAATGTCGGTTCTGCTTCGGCCTTCGCAGCCGTTCCGAACATTGCGGCAAGCTCTTTCGCCTGCCCGATTGTGAGGTCGTTGATATTCATGGTCTCTTCTCCAAAAGCGCCAACTCTCTTAGACGGTTGGTACGTCCTCTATACCGCTATTTGACGGGACTGTCAAATAGAAAACGCCCCGGTTCCCGCCGGGGCGTTCAAATTTTGCGGCTGACCGCGCGATCATGCCCTCAAATATATGTCTTCCGCTAGGCGCTTGGCCGCGTCTGCGGTACCCTGCAGATTGCAATATTCGTCGCGCCCGTACCGGCTCGCGGTGCGCGTAGGCTCGTGCCAAACGGTCGCCTGCGCGTGCCATTTGGTGCCGCGCGCTGCCTTTGATTGAAACCCCCGGGCGTATCGGTCCGGCGTGACTGCGAGGGTCACGGTATCCGAGACTTTGCACCGAAAACCGCCGTCCTGTTCGATCCAGTTGAAGCCGCTCATTGCGCGGCCTCCAGAACCTGCTGGAAAGTCCAGACGCGGCCACAGCCGTTATCGTCTACGCGATATGCGCGCGACCCCGTGGCAAAAGCAAGCTCGCCGTTAGACGGAATGACCGTCGCGCCAAGAACGCGAACGCCCCGGGCTGCGAGGGCACGAACTGTTTTAGAAGAGAAGTCACGCATAAGAGCCTCCTTAAGGCTGACGGGCGCTGGCGGAATTGCCGCGCCGCAATGTTTAGTGGCTCTTGAATGGCTACCTTTATATATTGATTTGACGGCCCCGTCAAATAGAATTTTGCAGGGCCGTCATTTTTTTAAGCCTTGCGGCTGGACGCTTTGGGCGCGTTCGTCTTGGGCTTGTTGTCCTCGTCAAAGTCTTCGTCAACCAGCGGGGCCGAGTCGTCCCGCGTGACCATATCGGCGGCGACCTTCTCGGCGTCGGCGGGGGCCTCTTCGACCGTGATGAAGCCGTTGGCCTTGTGCAGGTTGAAGACGTCGTTTTCCTGCAAGATGCCCATTTCCTCGTCGGTGACGGGGGTCATGACGCCAATGGGCGTGCGCATGTACTTGTCGGGGATGTTGGATCCCCCGGCAATGAAAACCTCGGCGACCGTGCGCGGGAGGTCGGCCCCGCCCTGCTCGGTGCGAGTGTAGACCTGCGAGGCCGTGAGAGTCGAGAATACGTAGTAGGCGGCGTTTTTCTTGGGCACTGTGGAAACTCCCGGGTTTGAGAAATGAAAACGCCCGCGCAGCATAACCACGCGGGCGGGAATTGGCAATGACGGAAACGTCAGATGCCCGAGTAGCGGACGACCGCATACGGGCGCTTGAGCATGACGCCCGCCGTTGCGTTGGTGTAGTCCTCGATATAGCTCTTTGCGCGCTGTTCCACGCCGAGGCTCTTGAGCTTGGCGGGCACGATCTGGTCAAAGACCTTGCCGCCATCGCTGGAACCGTCGTCCACGCGGTCGGCGTAGAGGTAGAACACGTTGGCCCCGCCGTTTGCGCCGTTCAGTTCCGGTGCCGCGACAATGCGCATTTTCGGGTAGGTCTTGGCAATATAGTCATAGACCGACATGCCGAAGTCCGACGATACCGCAAGCTGGTCGACCGATGCCGAAGCTACGGCCAGCGTGAGCGGGGTACGTGCCGGGTCGATGGTCGAGCCGGACCGGGTGCGCAGCGAGGCGGCGGCGACTCGGATATCGGCGGCGATCTGGAGGAACGTCTTGACCGCCCAAGTCGTGCCCGAGCCCGGGTTGGCCACGGTCACATAGGCCGGAAGATTGGCGTCATTCAGGAAACCGAACGTGCGACCAGCGCCCGCCATGTACCCATAGAAACCGATGCGGTTGCGCAGGATTTCCAGCGCGAGGGCCGCCGACGTGCGCTTTTCCGCAGCGGTGTTGAAGTTGGGGACGCGCGACGTGCGGTCCTCTTCAAGCCGCCCGACCTGAAAGCCCTGTTCGAAGCGGACGACCGTGCGCCGTTCGAAACTCGGATTCCACGACGCCAGCGGGATGTTGCCGAGGTCGGTATACGGAACCGCCGAGCCTGTCGGTTCGAGGACCTGCTGAACCACTTCCTCGTCGGACCAGTCGCCGCCGACCGTCATCCCCACAAGCTCGTCAATGACGCGCGCGGCGGTAATGGTGCGGACGAGGCCGGGAAGCCAGTTCTGGAGAAACTGGATCGGGGCCGCGATGGAGCCTGCGCCGATGGTCGGCGTGAGGACGTTGGCGTCCATGGCAAAATGGGCCATGTCCTGCACGTCGCGGCGGTCGAAGAGAATGCCGAGAGCGGCAAGGTCCTCGTAGTCCCCGACGTGGGCCGCGTCCATGGTGAACGGCCCCTGTGTGATCATGGTCGACGCCGACATGGACGCCACGATGTGAGATAGACGCATAGTTGGCGCTCCTTTAGGCGATTGCGTTCATTTCCATGACGGCGAGGCCCGCCGCCGCACTTTCGTAACGGGTGATGCGCCCGTTGGGCACGCGGGTCGTGCCGCCCGGGGCCGCCGCGTTCGGCGCGGTGGTCTGGAGCGCGCCGGTCGTCTGCGAGAACCACACCCAATCGCCGATGGCGCAGGCCGCGCCGACCGCAATGATGATACCGGCGGTTTCCTGCACAAGCTCCACCATCTGGTTATTGGGGAGCGTCAGGGACGCGGCGAGGCTGTCGCCAGCCGTGCCGTAGAGCGGGTAAACCTTCGGATTTGCGAGGATGCCCGCAAAGACGCCGGTCCCGCCCGCCTGCACGTCGAGCGGCTGCGGATCGTCGGACGTTTCGAAGCTGGCCGTTGCATCGTCCTTGATGGTGAAGGCGCGGCCCACGACGTTGTTTGCGGCGCTGGCGCTGTCAAGGCGCGCGGGCCGTGCGCGAAGCGGGCCGTCAAGGGCAAGCTCGCCCACGACGCCGAAGCCGATAGTTGCGGATACGGTAGACTGAAAAGTCATGGCTTATGCCTTTCCGGTGTAGGACTTGAGCGAGGCGGCGAGCGAGGACTCGCGCTTGCTGTCGGTTGCGTTGAAGGGGGTCGCGACCGCACGAACCTGCAAGGCCGCGTCGAGGGCGATGGCTTCGGAACCTGCGGGGATATCCACGAGGCCGAGCTTTTTGACCCCGTAGGCCACGACGTCCGCGTGGGTCATGCGGGCATGGTCGAACACGCCGACATGAACGGACAGGCGGGATGCCAGATCGTTCTTGCGGTTGAGCGCCCGGACAATTGCGCCCTCGTCAAGGGCCGCCACACGCTTGGAAAGGGCGGCGACCTGCGCGCGCATGGAGTCCATGGCTGTGGAGCCTGCGGCTTCCTTGGCGGCCTCGGGCGAAACTTCCGCTTCGGTCGTGCCGGTTTCGGCGTCTTCCACGGGCGGCGCTTCGGCTTCCGCAGCCGTGGTTTCGTCGCTGCCCGCTTCGGCCTCCGCAGCCTCGTGCGATTCCAGCTTGTCCAGCCGGGCGACGATAGCCGCGAGCATTTGCTTGATATCTTCGTCCATGGCTGGCTTTTGCTCCTTTGCGTCAACCGTGAATGTCATCTGGTCGAGGATGGCGACTTGTGGCCCCATTCGTCCCTCGTCTACAAGTGCCAAATGGTTTCCCCGGATTTGGCGTTGCACGGCGTCATAGGCATGCCCGTTCCATTCGCCCGGGGTGAAATCATAAAAGCACCGATACCCACAAGATAGCTGAGTTTTACCGTTTTTAATCTTTTCGGCAAGTGTGTTGCTGAAAATCTTGAGATTGGCCAACAGCACGCCGTCAACCACGCGCAAATTCTCGCCGATGACGCCAGCGACCCCGACGTCTTCCGCCGCCTCGCCGCCCTCGCCCAACATCGTGTGATCATCGATAATCGGGAGCAGCCGGAACGAGGCTAGGGCGTCATCCGCGCCAAGCTCCTCGGCGGGGCGGAACACCTGATAAATCTTCCCCATTTCCGGTCCGCCGATCTGCGCGGACGAATACGGAAAAACGCCCTCCCGGCTTATGGGATTGTCGGCGATTTCAAACCACCCGTTATCGTCATAGCTTCGCGCCGTCATTCGGTCGTGCTTTCTTCGGCCTTAAATTCGATGACGGGGACCATGCGGCACCTGCAATTGATCAACTGCCCCGGGAGCCCCTTTTCCCCGGTCTTTTCATCGATGACCGGCAGGTCATCGAACGAATAGACATTACCGTTAAGAACGTCCTTATGCAACGGGCGGGGCTCCTTGCCGCCCATGGAGTGCAGCCACTTGAATTTCTTGACGCCCAAGCCCTGCATTCGGGCGCGGTTTATGGCCGTGGTGGCTTTGCTTGTCTGGTCCCGGGCGATAAGAGCGGCGCGCTTTTTGGTGATGTCATAG